GCGGGGATGCGCCGGGAGAAAGAAGAAAATATGAAAATGAATAAACGGAATTTTTTAAAAAGTGAATTGGGAACCGAACTGGAAAGCACTATAAGAGCACTAAACTATTATCTGAATGAAATAGAATATATTCCTATAAATGATACCATTAAAAGAAAGGAATTAAACATAGACATTCAGCAATTATTTGCACAATGGGAAGTCTACAAATTAGCCCTAAAACAGTTTTATGGTATCGAATATAGTTTTACCCGTACCGATGATTATTATGGTATCTGCACCGAAGATGAAGATTTTCTCTTCCAGCATAGTCATGAAAATTGAAATGTACACCCGGCGGGGATGCGCCGGGAGAAAGAAGGAACCCATGAAATTAATTCCAACATTTATTGACAATCATTTCTGTGGATATTCTACAAAAAAGGATCTTTATATTACAAAAAATAAATTTTATGCTTATGCTGCAAAACAACAAAAAGTTTTAAAGGCCGATCATATGATCTACTGTCATTATGATGTAGACGACGATGGAGAAATAAAAACCGCATGGTTTTACAATAGCCTTGCGATGAAAGACATTGAATTCGAACATGTAGCTAATCTTAAAAATGCTTATATTGGTGCTATACATAAATTTTAAATGCTTACCCACCCGGCGGGGAAGCGCCGGGAGAAAGAAGGAATCAAAATGAATAAAAATGATTATATACAATATGTAAAATCCATTTATCCCGATATGGTAGTTGATATCTGGTTAGAATCTGGAGAATTACAATTTTACAAAAACCTTGGACATAAAAATACAGACTATAGTAATCCATTTGCCTGTGTGTACTGTGATGGACAGTTTATGATACTGACAACTTTTTAATATAACCCTCCCGACGGGGTAACGCCGGGAGAAGGAAGAAATATGAATAGAAAAAAAGTAACCCTTGATCAAGTCAGAAAAGCAGTCGATAACTTTGATATGTCTTTAGGGATCATGGCCCTGGTGGATGTGGAAAATATGGGATTCTGTAAAGACGGTGTTACACGATGGTACATATTCACGCTTGACAGTGTTCCTTGCATTTATTTTAAATATTAGTAGTCCAGATATGTTTTAATTGGAATGCACACAATTGTGTCACTATATTAAACCGATAACCCACCCGGCGTGGAAGCGCCGGGAGAAAGAAAAAATATGATGAAAATTGTATTATATGAAAAGAAAAGAGAGGATGCAGATTCTATGTTTCGTCCTGTCAAAAATGAGCGTCTTATATGGTTGATTAACTTTATTTCTCAGGTAGAATGTGATAAAGTAAGTTCAATTATTAGACTGGATTCACTTTTAAGCGGAAAACAAATAAACACAGATTTGTATTCATTTATTCTAAAAATAGTTGATTAAATAAAATACGCTCTCCCGATGGGGGAACACAGAAAGAGAGAAGGAAATATGAAAGAGTTAGATTATATCAGAGAAATTAACAATGCCGCTAAATACTGCGGAAAAATAAAGCAAAAAGCTTATGAAGAGAGTGACTATAATAAATGCGATTTTTACAAAAAAGAGCAAAACAAGTTGTATTTATTGAAATCATTAAGTATTTTGCATCTTGAAGAAATTGGTATCTTGACTAAAACACAAAAGCAAAAAGATGCAAATGGCACAATCCTTGAATTATATTCTTCGAATGATAATCAATATAATTTTCATCTTATATCATCCCAAAAAGAAGAAGGGGAAAATATCGGTGAATATATTAGTAATAGACAAGCAAGGCCTATCTCAAGGTATTATACCTATATCCGTAATTTAATAAGGATGCTACCAGAAAAGTATAAAAAAATTTACGATATCATTACAAGATTTGATTTTCAGTTTAAAGCTTATTCAGAATCAGAAGATGCGCTTCCGCTTCTGAAAGAATACGGTATAGGTGGTACTATTCGCAAAAGCAGAGAAGTTGACTATCTTTGGGAATACTATTATTGTGATTTACATATTAATGATATACAAATATGTAAAGTAACCGCTATCGTAGAAGATGGTGACGGTTATTTGGACGATGAATCCGGACATTTAGTATTCGAAGATAGCCACTAATCTTTTTGATATCTGTAAAGAAAAAGACCGGCAATTACTTGCCGGTCTTTGTTTAGCAGAAACTTCTTTCAACTGCTAAACACTTTGCTTTGTAGAACAATATTAAATTAACTGCAATCCACACCACCTAGTTTGGGAGGAAGTGACTTCTCCGGCCCCGTCTGCCGTTCTTTATGGATTAAGAATACCATAATAATCCGGCTTTTGTCAAGATTCCAGCGAATCATTTTTATACTTTCTTTTCCAATTCCTCAACCCTACGCTGCAAATTATATACTATATCCGTCAGTTTTTCCGCATTTGCCCCATTCACAGACTTTATAACTTCCATATTTAATACGGTTCCTTTATCAATTGGTTTCGTAAGGGAAATACTATTGTTATCCTCTATCTTATAGTCTATGTCTTGTGCCAGCTTAAGGCCGCTTGCATAAACTTGGAAGAAATCAATTTGCCTGTCGAATTCAGGAATGTTTATAGGAATCACATCTTCATTCGTGTCATGTGTTACATAGGTACTATAAAATTGTTTAATAATAATAGTTTCGGAGAATGTTGTTGTCAGATAATTGTACCACTGGTTGAACTGTGCTGTAGATTCTGAATAGAATTTTTGATAGGCGGTTTCCCACTGGTTAAAAAGTGTGGAAGTGTCCACCTGATCGATCACCCCTGTAACCCATCCACAGTCTGAGCTTGCCCTCGTATCGGTTATATTTCCTTGCGTAACCACTGTAGATCCCGGTTCTATGGTAATATTCGCCAGCCGGTAACTCTGTATACTATTCGTCCGGGTTATCGCTGGTGCCACGGGTGACGCAGCGGGTGTACCTTTACTATATTCCAGAGATATCGCCCTATTAGATTCTCTATAAACTAAAAAAATGCTGTCTATACGTGGAAGTGAGATTTCCGATGTGTTTAACGTCATAATGGATGCGGTTTCATTTTCACACCAAAAACTATTTATGAACGCGCGCCCAGGTTGTACAGCAATCCTCATTGACTTACCATCTGCTGTGACTTGCATAGCATCCGATACTTTAGCTAGTATTCCATTCCCAATAATCCCTTTAAAATATTGGCTTATATCTTCTGCCGTGTACCTCCTGTCCCCGTTATTACTGGTAAAAAAACCACTTTTCATAATCATACCTCCAAATTTTCAAAAATCGGAATATAGAAATATCCGGTATCATCTTCACACTCAGTCACCGCAGTAATTCGTACATCTTTTTCGATTCCATATTCATTCTGCATGGTCACAATATCCCCAATAAAATAATCCTGTTTATATTTCCATTGCATATCAGCTTGTATTTCACCGTCAAAAGCTTCAACCGTTTTATATTCTATAAATTTTTCGTTTGCCCTTATATCCAGCAATTCTCCATATTCATCATGGTTCAATGTCTTACTTTCCCGTGTACTTGAAATGTCCCTTGCATCAATAAATACTTCATACAAATCTAAACCAGAGGGTTTATTACTCGGATTTCTCCATATCCGTTTACAGATACGGTCTGAACCTTCACCTTCCCCATATACAAATGCACAATTTTTATAGTTTGTTTTATCGTTATAATAATTAGAACTTATTAGATTATCATATTCTTTCGAAAATATAATTTGTGGGTTTTCTGTCTGGTGGATGCTACGGTTTTTAGAAATTATTGCATCCAAAACTAAATAAGTACTGCCAGCTATATGTTTACGTAATTCAAAACCAAAACCATACAATTTAGCTGTATTTTCCATTGTTTTTAACCATGTACCGTCATTGACCAAACTAGTTTGGTCAATTGTTGTCCATTGTCCAGCGCCTCCATATTCTTCATTTAATTTATCCCATATTGCAGAATACAACCATAAAACACATGGAATATTTCTGGTAGGATCGCAAAACCAATTTTCATTGTTTTCATAATTATTATTTATATGAAAAATTTCATTATTACACAAAACGGAAAGCGCCAAATATGATATTATTGCAGGGTAATTTCCCTCCATACTTACGTTTTGTCTGTTGCTCATGTGGCAACGGCGTTCCAGTAAACTTTCCGCAGAACGACCAGTTACCGTGATAAAATTACCATTATCTATGTCCGTTTTAATTTCAATTTTATCAATTATCATCACAGTACTATCATCGTCACGGCTTAAGAAATATCCCTGTGTCACCTTATTCAAATTCTTTTCATTTGCAATCATGTATAACTCAAAATCTCCGCATTCCCAAAACCGTTTTGTCCATATTATAGATTTCGCATCATCAATAATATCTACTATAACTAAATCCCGATTTAGAACATTAATAATCATTTATACACCCCCATACATATTGTTACCTATAAAGGATATAGAAATATTATCATCCCCCGTGTCTGTAGTATAGGTAAATGAATTTAATCCCGGACGCAGCATTAACCATGTTGAATCCTCTACCCGTGAATTGATTATGTTTACATAGTTAGTCTCACCTATTTTATATAAATGCATATACCGATCACCGCGTACTGTGGATATTTCTATTACATCCCCGGTTTTCATCGTATAAGAAATATCAAAAAATTCCCTGGTAGAAGAATTCCAAATACAGGGGTTTTCAACTGTACCGGTTGCCTGTAAACGAATAATAATTCCCGTGTCCACATCCCCTGTATTATTTATTTCAGTTACTTTATATAAATCAAATTGGGAAAATTCTATCCCTTCTGCCGGGATAGAAAATGGGAATTCAAAGAGTGCCATAATTTTTGAAATTTCCGCTACAAAGTAAGCCATTGCCTTAAAAAACGGCTGAGGGCATAGAATGGAAACCTGCATGGTTTGGTTATTCTCAAATAGAGGGCACTCAATGGTTTCTACAGTGCCCTCTATATACACATCCCTGATCCCATTCTTAAAATAGATTGTATTTTCCCCGCCAACCTTGAAATACCGGTATAGTAGATTCCGGTTTGCTTCCACAGGGCTTTCCACTTTTATATATAAAACCAGATTGCGCTGCGGAATTGTAGCAATATTTAATTTGCTGCCGTGCATTCCTGCAAGCGTCGTTAAATTAACATTTGCCGGGGGAGGGTTTAGTCCTTCTACTTTTAACACTTTAAATTTATCATTTTGCGATAGTTCCAATATATCACCATCCATATTTTTTACTGTTAATTTGTACAAGGTCTTTCCCTCCTATATTGTTTTTCTTATACTACCGAATAGATAAGATTTTTTGTTTGTCTGTATATGTCAAGGCGGCTTAACGCTTTTGGACTGGTATTATTTTGGGTATAATTGTTATTAATAATTGTCTGCTGCCCTCCGGATAAACTTCCACCTGCAAGTGTAGGCCCCGATAGATTTTTAGGGAATATGCTGTCAATGTCAATTGCTGCTTTACCTGCATCAATAACACTTCTAAAAATACCCTTTGTTTTAGAAAGCATTGCTTTCCCCTCTCCTTCCATCCCTTCTTTATAGCCTTCCATTGTATATTTTCCCAATTCCTTTAAGGCTTTGGAAGGGGAAGCAATCCGCAAAACACTTTTTGCAGAATCAATGATTCCACCGAAAAAGTCGCTGGCCCACCTTTTTATATTTTCACCTACCGATTTTAGCCCATTCCAGAATCCTTCTAATGCATTTCTGCCGGCATCTTTCAACCGGTCTGGAAGCCCTGAAAATCCTGAAATTATATTGTTTACGGTATCGCTTGCCGCTGTTTTCCCTTTTTGTATTAGGTTATCGCCCCAGGCGACCACTTTGTTATACGCCTGTACAAGCAAATCCCATATTTTCCCTGGAAGCTGTCCGAAAAACTGTAGTACATTTAGGATAAATTGCGGTATTGTTGTGGTTGCAAAAGTATATAACTGCTTTCCCCAATTAGTCACATAGTTCATTGCTGATTTCGCGATATTGCCTATATTCTCCGGCAGTTTACGGAAGAAATTTAAAATTGCCTGTACAAATACATCAACTGTATTTCTGAATCCCGAAAAATTATCATACAGCAACTTAAACGCCCCAGCAAACGGGTTCACTAAAAGCAGTAATAAGGATTGCCAATTATTTTTTACAAAGTTAATGACGGAATTAAATGCCTGTGGAATTTTAACAGTAAAAAAATTAACAATTCCTTCCCAGGCTGACATAAATGCGCTTTTAGCCCCATCCCACAACCCAATCCAGAAATTCCGGAAATCTTCGGATGTATTCCACAGTGTAATAAATCCAGCTACTAATGCCGCTACAGCTGCAACAATCAGCATTATGGGATTAGAAAGCATAGTGGTATTAAGTAGTCCAAATGTGGCCTGGAATGCTTTTATTACCCCTTGCCCGGTCTTAAATGCATTGATAAACGTTGTTACCTTGCTTGCAATAAGCATTGTCCCGACTGCGGCTCCAAGAGCGGCAATTAGAGAAAGAATAGCTGGCAGATTATTTTTCACAAAACTTAACCCATCCTTAATGACAGGGAGGGCTTTTTCTGCCAACGGCTTCAAAAAATCCACTTCTATTGTCCGGCCTATTTCCGCAATTTGTGAACCAATATCTTGATATTTAATGCTATCAATTTCCGCGAGCGTTCCCGCCGTCTTGTCAGCTGCCCCATTGATATCCATTAAGGCGGCTATTCCCTCCGCCCCCAAATCCTCCCACATAGTACCGAATAAGGCAACACCGGCCTGATTCTGTAGTACCTTATTGTCCATATTAATTAGGGCTTGTACCACTTCCTGTGTTGCATCTTTAGCGGCTTGCCCTCCATTGTTCATTATCGTAGCAAGTTCACTGTAATCATATTTAAAATCACTTATTCCATTTTGAGCATTATATAAAGCTGTTTGTGAATTTTCCAGACTGGCTTCTGCAAGCTTCAAATCATCATTAAGCTGTGTCAGAATCGTTTGATCGGTTTCTTTCGCAATTTCTTTTTTTAATTTAGCTATTTCAGTCGTATAGTCTTTTATATCATTATTGGCAGAAGTAATCTGTTCTTCCTGGCTCACAAAGGCAAGTCCGATATAGTGAAGAGCGTCATTTGTGGAATCAGAATTATCCTTAATCCGGATCCCAAATTCTTTCACTGCATCCCCCAATTTATCCACGGAAAATGTTCCTGCTGCCGTACCATTTTCAAGGGAATTAAAAAATTCCTCCGCATTATATCCCAGCTGCTTATAATGGACAGAATACTCATTTATGGAGTCCAGCATATCCCCATTTTTATCTAAACCATTTTGTGCCCCCTGTGCGATTAAGTTAAATGCTTCCTCACCAGTTAATCCAAACTGATCTATTAGCATATTAGCTGCCCGCATTGTCTCGTTTACATCAAAGTCAAAGGTGTCCCTTAGCACAATAGCGCTTTTAGTAAGTTCCTGTATTTTAGTAGGATCGGTTTCTTTACTATTCTGAGCCACTTTCGCCATGGAATCCGCTATATCTTCCATGGAATCCCCGTAATTCCCTTTATACAGATTGTCCATTTGTTCTTTGAACTGGGCCATTTCCTCTGTACTGGCTCCGGTCTGAGCCTGGAAAGAATTATATCCCTGATCAAACTCCGTAAAAAATTTTCCAATGGCTTCACGGGCTGCGTTGATTCCTTCCGCTACTAAATTTGCAAGCGCTCCTTTTAAAACTGTGAATCCGCCCTCTGCATTACCTGCCTCATCCCCCGCTTTTTTTGTTTCACCTGCCAAATCTGCTGCAGCACCTGCAGCACTTTCAAAACTTTGCCGGTTATTGTCAAGCTTTCCTGCAAGGGTTTGTATCTCTCCTGCCAGCTGTTTCGCCTCAGAACTGCTTTCACCTTGCGTTAATACCAAGTCCGAATATGCTTTCTTTAGCCGGGAAAGTTCTTCTTCCTGACTGTTTATGGTCGATTCCAGCTTTTCAAAGGCGCTTACCGCTTTTTGTGCACCTTCCGCAAACTCTCCTACGCCATTTCTTGCTTCATCCAGTTTACTGCTGTACTGACTAAGTTCTGCCTGTGTCTTGTTAATAGCGGCTTTCTGGTTATTTATCTTTATTAGTAGTTCCTGTGCGCCCTGGGAATTTTCACCCTGGCTTTCCGCGACAGCTTCATATTGTTTTTCTAAACTGGATAAAACTGTTTTTTGAGCGGAAAGCGTGCTGTCTAACTGTTTTACTTTTGCGGATAAACCGTCCGCAGACTTCCCCCAATCCTCCATTCCAGAGGACGCGGCCTTAAACTCACTGTTTGCAAGCCTTATCTGCCGTTGTGCTTCTTTTATTTCCGTCTTAAATTCAGAAATATCTACTTTAAATTTAGTTGTTGTTTCCTGCCCTTTCTGCGCCAATATCTATCATCCTCCTTCAGATACTGGCACATGGGCACACATCCTAAATTTTAAGTTCGAACACCATCCTACAGTTTTTTTGTTTGCATTTCAGGAAAATCCCTTTGCATTTTGCGTCCGGACTCCTGAAAACATTCACAAAATGCCCGCAATACGGGCATTTTACTTTTATTTTATCAATCTCTTTTCCCTCCCTCCTAGAACCATGTGTCCCCAGCTGCTACCCGTATTCTTTTATTAGCAGAAGGGGAAGGAAGCTGGTTATTATTTTCACGGTTATTATATTTTGTAACCCTCTTAATAAGCATAAATACTTCATGCGCTTGTGTCTTACGTATTCCGGTTGGTGTATAAGCCGGAAACTGCTTACATAATTGTACCGTCATTTCAAAAAGCAAGTCATTAAGGGGGATGCTTTCTGCCCCCTCATTTAGTTTTTTTGCGGGTTTCCCCCGATGCTTTTCATTTCTACCAGTGAGAATTTAAAAAGCTGTATGAACAGCGGAACCACTTCCCTGATTTTAATATAACGCAACTCTTCCTCTGTGACTTCCGGGAATACGCTCATTAAGATTTCTTTTACCTGTTCCATTCCCCCTGTAACGAACTTAAAACATGCCGTTACCATATCCATATCTTTCGCATCCTCCTGGAATGCATCCAGATCGATCAAATTTACAATGTCTTCCACAGTGCCGAACATAATATCATACTGACCGGCCTTATAGCTTTTTACAACCGTCCGACCCTTCTTATCGTAAATATTAAGTATCAATTCCATCATATTATGCCCCCTGTGCAGTCTTTGCCACCAATGTATCAGGTGTTGTTACCGTTTCAAAAAATGTGGAAACGTCCGCCAAATCTTTGCTTGTATCAACATACATAGCTTTTCTTCTCCCGCCTTTTTTAAATGCGTGCGTAGTAGAAATTCCCGTATAGACAAGTTCCTGTCCGCTCGCGTCTGTGCTGTCATTTTTCGTTGTATGTGAAAAATCCGGTGTTGAAAAAGTTCCTTTATATCTCCACACATATATTTCTGTGCCATCTGTTTTCTGCGTTTTATAACCTAATGCAAAATACTTGCTTTTACGTTCTCCTTCCAGGAATGCGCCTAATTCTTCATCGTAGATCTGCCCGTTTATTTTTGCCAGGACTTCCAAGGGGATCACAGAAGTTGTAGCCGTTACTTCATCGGCTCCTGTTACATCTACTACAATTGCGGGAAGGTTGTCATAATGATGTATTTCAGATGAATAATCGGTTGTTTTGCTCAATTCCGCCACACCGGCTATTTGAAATACCGGGCCTGTTGTATAACCGTCCTCTCCATCAGTATCAGTAAGAACTTCTGCTGCCACTAAGTTTTCAATACCTCTATATTCCACTCTTTCTACAGGTGTTATTGACATATTAATTCCTCCTTAAATTTTCCAAATAAAGCGCGTTCACACCGCGCCCAACATGTGTACTTTCATCACTTGCTACAGAATACCCCTTCCCGCTGATAATAAATCCTTCCGCACGCAGGGCATTTATAGCCTGGGTAAGAGTAGTAAAGACCAGCGCAGGTGACTTTCCGTAAATATTTACATCAAAATCCCATACGATTTCTACTTCCTGGTTATCATAGTGTGCTTGTCCGGAACTTGAATTAAGCCAATATGTAAAAAACATATCCGGATATGGGGTTTCGCCCAAACTCCCCTGAAGCCTGACAGGATAACCAAAAGTAAGCAGCGTATTTATTAACAGTTCTTCCATTACCCCATCCTTTCTGAAATCTCTTTATAAAAAATTTCGGATTGCTTTTCACTTATTTCTTTTTTGGTTCCGGAACCATAGACTGCATTATAAACAGCTTGATCTTTTGCCTTACGCGGGGTGCCATACATTAAGAAAATGGACGGCATACCTCCTGATTTTAAATCAAATCCCACTCCAATTTGCGCTGTGCTTCCTATCCATGTAACCGTACCATCATCGGATATGCTGTTTTCTGTTTTTCCGGTTCTCCGATGTTTTTTCATTGCAGTCTGTGCATTCCTGGCAACAATTTTTTGGCTTTCCAACAATGCATTTTCTGTCGTTTTCTTTATATCCCCGCCGAGTCTGTCCAGATTGGCTATTACTTCATCCCACCCCGAAAATTGCAGTCCCAATTTATTTTTAGCCATTATGTTATGCACCTCCCGCAATTTTCCTTACCTTAAAGACCAAAAATTGATTTCGCATATTTATGTTTTCCGGTGTACCTATAATTTCATAGCGCTTCCCATCTTCTGTTTGGATTGCGCAATCTGCCTTTATATCTGGTCGATACCATGTTTCTATTTTTGCAGTATCTTCTACAGAAAGTAACCCGTTACTATTTGTTTCTGTTCCTCCGAACGTCCGGAAAGAACAGAAACAAAGTGATTTTTTCTTCCCTTCTTCTGTGAATTCACCCGGATCCGGATAATGCTTAACCTTAACCCCTAAATCCATGGTATATGTTGGCGTAAGGAGGTATACAGGAACATTAAAAGGGTATGCAGGTCTATAATCAGCCATTTTTGTTTTCTCCTGATTCTGATTCGCCGGAAGCATAAATTAGTTGGGTTGCCCTTTGGTAAAAGTAGGGGGAAAAGGATGTTCCACCCATGCCAAAATTCCATAAGTCCAATACTCCCCTGGCTACAATACCAGTTACTTTTCCATTGTTTTTTATAACTTTCTCAGACACGCCCGAATCTTGCAGAAAGTCAATCGTTTCTGTTATGTAGCCCTTTATGGTTTCGTCCAATGCCGTACCTGTAATTCCAATCATAGGTTTTATTTTTTCAAGGATATAATCTTCTACCGCTTCCACTTTTCCCCCTCCTTTCTTATTTCTTATCCTGTACTTTATGCTTTACTGTTTTCATTTTTAGCCTTTCTTACCGTTGCCTTTTTCGATGCTGTCTCAGGTTTTTCCTGTTCTATTACTGCATTCGTTGGCGCTGATAAAAGTTCCGGGTTTTCTATCAGCCGGGTGTCGCTACTTTTTTTTTAAGAAGATAACAACCGGACGGATCCAGGATTTTACCATCCACAATTGTCAGGCCCTTGTTAATCCATTCGTTCGTGTCATCGTCAAAGTAGCGTTTTACTCCAAACTGCAAATTGGTGTTAATTGCATAATCCCCAGGCACCCAAAAAATACCGATAACGTCACCTGCTGCCGCCGTCCCGAAATCCGGAATGATATCAGGCTCGACCAAATTTGTCTCTCTTCCGAAAAAGCTTCCGGCAACATTACCTACAGATAAGTCTGTAGCGTCCTTGAAAAGCGGACGGTCATTTTTATCTTTCATTGTTCCGAGATAGCTTTCTACCGTAGAAGAGGGGAATAAGAATTCGCCTTTCCCCCGCTTTGAAAGAGGAACAATAGCAAACAGCTTCTTTTTCCAGGCTGTCCAATCCGAAAATTCTTCTTCTGTAAACTCAACTACTTTGGTAACACGCGTATCTTTAGTAATACCAAGCGGCTGCCCTTCTCCATTCCCGGAAATAATAGCCTTATCCATAGCCTCGATATAAGCCTCTACCATAATTCTGGTAATTTCCGCTTCAAATAAAGGAAGGGAAACCACCTGCGCCAGCAAGGTTTCCGCGACGCGGATTTCCCCAATGTTATAGGAAAAGATAACAAAATCTTTAATTTCCCCGCCTTTCTGCTTATCAGAAACCTCGGCTTCAGAAATCCATTTAAAGTTAGCCTTTAATTTGCTAATCGGAAATTTAACGCCGCCCTGCACATTAAGTTTGCGGACTTTAGCGTAAATATTGCCGTAAACCTTGCTTACGTCTTTTATAAATTCCTGCATGATGGTTTCTGGAACAATTGCCCCGATATCTGCTGTAACGGTTGTTCCGGCATCGCCGCCCGCGCGGGTAATTACATCGCGCGGAATGGGTGTCCCTCTCTGCACCAGCTGCATAAACGCTTTACGGTATTCCATGGATGAATATGGGGCTTCTGCCCTCTGCTCTCCGGTCTGTTCGTTTGTGCCGTTACCGACGTTATATGCTGCCATAGGGTTTCCGCCACGTGTCACCACCTGCGTTCCGGGTGTCTGAACCGGATTTGTACTTCTAGCCTGTCCCTCTCCATTTTCTCCTTCTCCCTCGGAATCTGCCGGAAGGGTGTCCAGTTCTTCTTCCACTTCTACGATATCTTCATTAATGTCCGATACCTGCACCTGAATATTACGCAATTCTTCCACAGTTATGTCCGTGGCCTGGGAACGTTCGACCAGCTTATTCCTCTTTGCCTGTAACCTGGCAAGCCTTTTCTCTAAAATTTTCTTTCTTCCCATTAATTAATTCCTCCTAAAATCTTAATCTGCAATTTTCTTTTTTCTATTTCTGCGGCGGTGTCCACTGCCGATGCACTTTGCCGTCTTGCAGTCTCCACCGCAGACCGGGCACTATCCAGCGCCTCCTTACTCCGTGCGTTTATTTCAGTGCTTTCATACGCCGGAAACGTACAGGCACTTACTTCCACCACTGTACTAATTTTAAAAACTCTTCTGTGAGGATGATCGCTGTCCAGTCCTTCCCACTTTTCCTCCTGAATCCCAAACATAAAGGACATTCCAGTAATATCCCCACGCTGCACAGCAGAATATAAACTGCGTGCATCTGCATTGTTTTCCGTGTCCAGATTAACCCGTATTACCAGGCCATCATAATCTACAAGTAATTGCATGGTACTATTAGCCGTATTCCTCCGGCTACGTGCCAGGGGAATTTTACTGGTATCGTGATTAACCAAAAAACGAACGTCTTGTAAGTCGGCCCCATCCAGGGCACCCCGTTCTATGGTTTCGTCGAACCATCCCAAATCTGTTTTTTGTCCGTAAACAATGGGACGGCCTACAATAATAGATCCGCCAGAATCATTCGTCTCTGCCCGTACTTCAAAGTTATAATTTCTACGTTCCAATTCTTTCACCGTTGCCGCCGTCTGCGCCTGTACTGTTTCCTTCCCCTGCTCCTTTATCGCTGCTGCCACTTTCTCCACCTCCACTATTCTTTTGCTGGCCTACTTGATAGGTATCTGCAATATCTGCATTTACATAATTCAAAGACTGCATACGCACGCCCACAAGATCCGCACATGGCGGCAATCCAAACGCGCGGCGTTTTTCATTTTCGAACAAGCTTCCCGAATCCCCCAATAGACGAACCATTTCCAATACTTGTGTCACTGTCATAAATACAAGGTCTTTCGGGTAAAATTTTACTTGATTTCCGAATGATTTCTGCCTGTCGGTAAAAAGCACCCGGCTAAATTCGTCAGACATTGAAATTATGATCGGCTCCAATGCCTTCTGGTAAAAGCTTGCATATTCTTCCGGTGTATATTTTCCAGTCAAAATAGGAATTGACACACCCCAATTCCGGAGGATTTTTTCATCAATGAATTTAAGTGTATCGGCATCAATTAACTTAATTTCCTTTTTTATAGGTACAAAATCGGCTTTCATATCCAGCGGAAGCAATCCAGATTCGGAAGTCGCAAGTTTTTGTTCAAATTCTTTTATTGCTGCATCTGTTTTGCCATTGTCTAACATAGTGTTAATTTTAACCACACCATTAATTGCAAAACTGGATCGCATGGCAGCATCCACGCCACGCATCATATTTTCATTAATTTGCAGTATTTTAAGCAACGCTTTATTGTTTGGCTGCCCGGTTTCATCCCCGCCCATAAAATCATTTTTAGAAAAATGGTATTTAAGGTGTATTACATCCGAATAAGGAAGGACTGTTTCATAGTTATTTGCGAACCGCATACGTATGTACATTGTTCCGCCGCTATCCTCTTCAAATTGTACGAATGTAGGCTGTACAGGATATATTTCCTTATAATTTCTCTGTTCGTTTCCATTCTTGTCGTACCATACATCATAAACAGGAATCGCAAAAGAATTATAATTCCATAAGAGGGGCCATATCATTTTTTCTATAAAATCACTTTTCGTCATAAAACGGTTTGGATGATTCAGCATCCGGTTTACGCTGCTATTTACCGGCTCAAAATCTTCCCCGGCTTCCCTCTCATGGACAGGCCGCAATTTTTTCATTTCTGAGACAATGCAGAACATAGCCTGTTGCACTACGTCGGACGCGTATACATCATCGCCGAACTGTGAAAAGATAGGAGTATATCCGTTTAGCATTCTTGCAAATACGGTATTTTTGCTTACTTTTCTTAATAATCTATCTATCCAGCCCATGGTTATTCCCTCTCTATCATCTTTAAAAATTCACTCCTTGACCGGCGAAATGTTTCATACAAAATAACCAGGGTTACGGCTCCATCAATACGTTTTGCCGTCTGCATTTTTACAACCATGCCTTGCCCCACACCGTCTACTTCAATCCCTGCATTCTCTAAACACCAATAATCAACGGGATTTTCATTGTAATTTATCATTTGCTTTTTAAAATCAGCTTCACACAGACGCATTGCATTATTCAACGTTTGTCTATTCTGCATAATTAACATTAACTCTTCATTTGCTCGCTGCCATCCATAATATTCCATTTGATTCAGCCAGTCTTTGGAAAACTTTTGGTCATACCCGCAGCGGAAAAGCTTAATTTCATATTCCGTATAAAGGGAATAAAACCAGTCCGCAACCAGTGCCAGATCAACGTCGTTTCCATCACAAATTGTTATATAGTTCTGTCTGGCCCATTCTTTATAATCTGCACCAGCTTCTTTATCATCCGAATTGCTAAGTTTGCTTTCCGGTATAAAATAATGGGAATGAATGTATTTCGTCCTGTCCCCTGGCTTCATCATTAATATTTTTGCATTAACAAGGTCAGTTGTTTGTGCCAGATCGACCGCTCCCAAACAGACATTTCCCCGGAAATCTTCCAGATCATATACTGCTTCATAGTCATAATCTTCTTTATTCAGCCAAGCTTCTGATCCACTTTGCTTTATGTTAAAATCTTTGCTCAACACAAAAATCCGGTCTGCTTTGCTCTGCCGTGCAAGGTCTGTTTGCTCTTCCATATACTCCCACTTTTTTACTATCCCTAAAGTGGGATTGCTTTTCATCCATAGCCGGTTTTCCCGGTTGCCTGTCCAAACCTCCCGTTCACTGTCCTGGGTATAAAGCCAGGGAAGCAACCGTTCCGATGCAAGGTCTGTAGCTTCTCCGGAGATAACCTTTCGGCATTTCCTTAATTCATCGTCCAAATAACCGTCCTGAACAAATCCTTCTGTCGTGATATTGATAAATTTAGGATTGTCCTTTAATGACTGGCTCTGCTCGATAGATTTTCCTATTATGTTTTCTTTCATTTCATGGGTTTCATCCACTATTGCAAAGTCTATGTTCCTGCCTTCTTTGTTTTTGGTTCGGTCGGACATTTTAAATATTTTGGTGTTGGTATTCTTATTCAGGATAAACCTGTTGTTTCGCTTGCTGTCCAAATCATCCGGATCTACCAGGGAACGCATCAGGTCAATAGCATCATAGACAATGCTGGATTGCGATTCATCGTTGCTACTACAGCATATATCTGCGCCCTCATTGCCGCATATAAATTCGGACAGGGCCAGGCCCGATGAAGTCTCAGATTTTGTATTCTTCCGTGCAATCAACAGTACCAGTTTTTTAAAACGGTCGAATCCGGTGCTTGACATTTTGAATCCGTAAAAGGCTTCTATGAATGCTTTCTGCCATAACATTAATACCATGGGTTTTCCGTAAAATGGGGACTTTGTAAGCTTTACACAGTTTTCCATGAAATCCATACGCAAAAGCGGTTCCGTTGTATCATAATAATACCGTTCGTTATGGAAGGCTTCCCGCAGGTTTTCCAGTTCCTGCCACAATTCCTGGCCTATTATGATTTCCCCTGAAGCTGCCCGTTCCCTATATTCTAATAAGAATGAATTGTCAGGAGTCCATATTTTACGTTCTTGAATTAACATAAGTTATCCCATCCGCTTTTTAGCCCATTCCCGCAGGGGACTATCTGCGTCATTTAAATCATTTTGACCGGATAGCGATACCAGGGAACGCAGACAAGAATTATACTGTCCTGATAACTGTGTGTATAATCTGGCTGCCG